CGGTCGCGATCGGAGCGGCCCACTGCTTGAACCACTTCTGCTTGTAGAAGGGCTTGAAGGCGTACATGCCCGTCTCGGGGTTGCGCTCGGGCGGCCCGAAGTGACGGACCATCTCCTCGAACTCGCCCCGGTTGACGTGAACGACCATGCTGTCGCCGCCCTCGCCGGCGCTCGCGACCCGCTTCGCCGCCTTCGTCAGCCCCCCCTTGGCGTAAGCCTGCGGGGTCGGGCGGCTGAAGTCGATCATGACCGGCGTGTAGTCACTGGCGATGATATTGCCGTTCATGTCACACCTCAGCGCGGGCAATTTGAACGAACCTCTCGGCCCATTCTCGCCAGTCATTGAAGAGATCAGGGACTGGCGGGATGGTCACAGCGATCTTGGGCATAGCTATGACACGGTTCGCCCAGTCTTTCCACCGTTCTGGCTCGTCCAGGCGAGAGACAACCCCGTACCGCTCCAACTCCAGGGCCATCATGTCGGTCCATTCCGTCACGGTCATATTGATTGTCGGCAGGATCACGAGAGGATCCTCGCGTCTGCAGGCTCGAGGTGAGCGATGACCTGGCCCATCTGATAATCGCCGCCAACCGCATTGCTCTCGAAGACGAAGCGCATCTCGCGCCGCACCTCCTTCAGGAACACGACTTGCTCAGCCGGGTCTGCCGCAACAGCTGGAAAGGTTCGCGGGTCGCTGGGCACCGAAGGGGAGCGCGCATTGTAGCGACCGGTCACGCGCACAGTCATGTCGCCCTGCTGAACGAAGTCAGGCTCGATGATCGACACCCTGACCGCGTTGTTCCGAGCGTCCTTCGGAAGCGCGTTCAAGGAGATGTCACTCGTCTCGAAATAGGAGCGGATGGGCGCGATGCTCTGGCCGTCGATCTCGTCGACCCCGTCCTCGTGCTGCCAGAGCGTCTGGCCGCTGGCCGCGCCGATGACGCCAACCATCAGAGGCCTCGCGCTGATGTTTACGAATATGCCGCCGGATCGGCCGCTGTTCGGCAGGATCGTGTCGTACCATGTCTGCTCTCGCACGTTGTAGATCACAGCGTGCGTACATTCCGTCGCATTTCCGAAGGGGAAGCACCACCAGATCTCGCCATAGCGCGGGACCGCCATGGCGAAGACCTTCTGACGCTGCGCGAAGTTCAGATTGTCGAAGAACCAATTGAGGTTCAGCGGGTTCGGCACCTCACGCACGACGCCGTTGAACATCAAGAAGCGATCGACGCCAGCCCAGAAGTAGACGCCGTCATACTCAATCACGCCCTGGCTGGAGAGGATTGAGCTGGTGGCGCTGATCGTGTCGAACTGAAAAACGGGGGCACCGCCCACGAAGTTGGCGCGGATCACGCTATCCAGCGACCAGAAAATGCCCGAGGGCGAGTTGCCAGGCCCGGCGCGGAGCGGCAAGCCCTTCACGATCTTCTGGCCGGTCACATAGGCGTCGCCTGAGCCGGCTGAGGTCCAGTCGTTCGGGTTTCCTGGCACCGACCAGGCGACGTATCCGTCGATCCCGTAGGCAAAGACGTAGGGGTGCAGGACGACGACGCCGCCGGCCACCAGCGGCGCACTGCCGCCCGCCGCAGCAAGCGCCGCCGAGCCCGTCACGTCGCCCACATAGATCGAGCGCCCGATTGTCTCGTCCTGGTTCGTGAGGTTCAGGCCGGCATGCGTGACCAGCGTCTGCCCGCCAGTGACGGTGTCGAAAAGGACGTCGAATTGCCAGAGGTTCGCTTCATTCGGCACGAAGCCGGCGGGTGTGCGGTCGACCACGGGAGAAGCGTTGCCTTGGCTGTCAACAGTCACCTGCTCGAGGCGGCCTTGCTCTCCGACATGCACGAAGGTCTGACCGTTCTCTGAGAAGGCGTGCATGCCACGGGCGACGCCCGACAGCTGGTTCGACGTGCGGCGATAGCCACCCATCTTGCGCGGGTAGCCACGCTGGAACCGGCACCACTGCCCGTCGATGTAGTGATCGCCCTGGAAGGTCGTGCCGTCGCGCTTGATGCCAGGCGTAGAGCGGAGGATGGTTGGGGTTGTTGGCATCAGGCACCGAGCGCGATGGCGTAGATGAGGCTGTCAGTTCTGACCGCCTGCAGATCAGCGTTCGATGGCACGTCGATGGCCGCCCGTGCTGCCGCCTGACTGGCTGCTGTGGCAAGCGCGTCGCCCACAGCCGTGATGCCGATCGTCGTGCGCGCCGCCGCTTGGGACACCGCCTGAAAGACCGAAACGCCTGTGCTGGTGCCGCCCAAGTTGATGAGAGCAGCGCCCGCCGTGGTCGCGCCTGTGCCACCTTGAGCAATTGAGATCGGAACCGCCAAGCTGGCCGTGTCTGCGGAGACAACGTTCGTCCCGTCGCAGTAGAGGATGGTGCTGGCTCCAGCCGTCACTGCAATGCCGGTTCCTGCAGATGTCTTGACCGTCAGCGAGAAGGCGCCGGTCGTGGCGTTGGTGACCCAATACTGCTGGACCGTCGCGGGGACGATGATCTCACGGTTGGCGACCAAAGCGCCCGTAAAGCGGTAGGCAATGCGATTGAGCTGTGCTCCCGTCAGGACGAAGGCGCCGCCGCCGGAGACGTTGATGCTGGTGAAGTCGAAGGCGAATGTGGCGCTTTGGCCCAGGCCGATTGTGAAGAACGCCGTGCCGGTGCAGATGACAAAGCAGCTGTCGCCAGGCTGAAGCGCGATGGTCGATTGGCCATTGATCGTCTGAGCACCAGTTGGGTCGACCGTCAGCGTGCCAGAGCCAGCGTTGCGGACAAGAACGAACCAATCGGCGCCCAACACCGCCGCGTCGTCAAGGATGAGGGTGCCTCCTGCGCCGGAGTAGAGCAGCAGGTAGGCACGATCTGTCACGCCCGTGGTGTAAGAAGAGGCGCTGAACGAGCGGACTGGAACTGACTGGTTCAGCGTCGTCGAGATAGCCTTGATGCCCGCGCCTGCAAGCGCTGCCGCGTTGGCAACCGAGACTGAGGCACCATACTGAAAAGTACGCCACGAGCCCGCGACCGTGGTGTTGTTGGTCAGGTAGATTTGCCAGGCAGAACCAGGTGCGACCGTCACGATGGCGTTGCCGCCCTGGTCCTGGACGATGACGTCTTGGGCGCCAGTATTGTTGAACAGCACGGTCTCGCCAGGCGAAACCAGCGTCGCATCCGGCATGCGGAGCGCGAGCGACGCCGAGGCGCCGCTCACGTCGATGATCGCCGCAACCGGAGGCCCGCCGCTGCTCTCCAGCGGCCAGTTCAGCTGCAGCGGGCTGGTCACGCTGGTGACGGCGTAGGAGGCGTAGGAGACTTGGGCGGGCCCGATCGAGGTGCCACCGAAGACCGAGGTGTAGCTCATGGTCAAGCCTCCCGCCGCTGGGCGTTGCGGTCGATGATCTTCTGCGCATCCTCGGCCGCGAGGAGCCCAACCGCCTCGTCGTAGTAGGACTTCCAGGTCGCGATGCGCTCATCGTTCTTGAGGAACGGCGTGGCCTCGAGGAGCGACCCGTAGAGCAGGGCCTGCGGCGCATACTCGGTCAGCCAGTTGGTCTGCAGGTCGTCGCCTAGCAGGGGCGGCAGCGCGTAATAGAGCACCTCGAACGGGTAGGCCCGGTCGGGCGTCGGCGAGATGAGCCAGTGCTGGTAGCCGTAGTCCGCGTAGAAGCGAGGCCGCGCGCGCTGCGTCTCGTCCGGCCATACGTTCCGGCAGTACTCATAGGAGCGGCCGAAGATTGGCGTGCGCTCGGTGAAGGTGGTGCCGTCGCCGAAGTTGAAGGAGATCGTGTCGCGCCAGCGGTCGGGCTTGGCGTAGACGGAGGTGCCCGCAGCCATGCTGGACGTGACGATCTCGGTCGTGCCCTGGATCTTCAGCTGGCGCGCAAGGCGGCGCTCGCAGAACCCGATGAAGGTCGGGATCTCATTGTGGACGGTCGGGTCGCTCGCCTCGGTCAGGCCGCGCTCGAGGTAGCGGGCGATGTCCACCTTGAGCGAGGCGTAAGTCATGGCGGTTGCCATTACGACAACTCCTCGGGCGCGCGCCCACGCGCGCTGACATCCAGCAGCCTACCATCGGCGGCAGAAAATGAGTAGCGCCGAGAGCGGGTGCCGGGGGCCGCCATCAGGCGACGTGCTCTTCGGCCAGCTTCAGGCCGATCTCGCCCGCCTCGGTGACGCGGCGCGTCCAGCCCTTGCCGAAGGCGTCGAAGGTCGGGAGGGCCTCCAGGAAGTGCTGGCGGCTGCGCTGGAAGGCGGCGATGAGGGCGGCGGGATCCTGCGCCTGGACCGCAGCCAGGGTCTTCGGGCCGATCGCCCCGTCGGGCGTGACGCCCACGGCGGCCTGCAGCATCCGGGTCGCCCGGCCGGGGCCGCTGTTCACCGCCATGTCGAACACGACGTAATCCACGCCGGAGGGCAGCTCGTCGCCTCGCACTGCGTCCCAGAACCGGGCCTTGTAGATCGTCCGCAGATGCTCGTCGGAGATGGCCCGCAGTTCGTCCTTCGTGGCCTGGCGGCCGAGCCAGTCGGAGTAGGTCGCGAGCGTGACGCCCTTCATGGTGGCGCCGCCCGGATCCCGAGGATGGTCGGCCCAGCCGCCTTCGTGCTTCAGGACGTGCGCGAGGCTGGAGGCGAAGTTCCGCTTCACTTGCTGTCCTTCAATACCTGATTGAGCTGCTGGGTCTTTTCGCGGGAGCCGGCGGAGGAGCCGAAGTAGTAGCTGATGATCGCGCCCCAGGCCGTGCCGAGCGTGCCCAGCATGACGAGCATGGCCTCGCCGCCCTGCGGAGGCAGACCGTAGGCAATCATGTAGCCGAGCACGCTGAAGAACCCGGCCGTGATCGCCGCCGCGAGAAAGCGGGGCGTGATGTCGCCGGTCTTCGTTTCGCGATCTCGGGCAGAATTTCGATCGGCCTGAGAGATGCGTTCAAGGTCGACATCGAGCTCGCGCATGCGGACAGCAAAGTCCTGCTCGGCCTTCTTCAGCGCGAGGAGCTGCTCGGGCGTGGCGGCCTTCGCAGCCTCGGCCAGCTCCGCCTCGGTGCCATCAGGCTTGCCGAGGAGGGCCTCAGAGATCACGCGAGTAGCCATGCCGGCGAGGGGGCCGCCGACGGCCGTGGCGAGGCTGGGGGCGACCGTTCGGACGAGGTTCAGCAGTTGCTCCATGTCACTGCTCCAGCATGAACGTGAGGTTGGGGTGCCTGGGATAGGTCACGGTGCGCTCACCCTCGGGGCACTTGTACCGGATGGTGGCGAGCAGCGTGGCGCGGCCAGCGGCCACGCTGTCATTCGACGCCATGGTCAGCGTGTAGGTGAAAGTGTCGATGTCGGGGCCGGCTGGCCCGGTGAAGCGCGTCATGCTGGGCGTCGCCTCATGGATGCGGCCAGAGCCGTCGCGGACGGTGACGTTGAAACCCTCGACGGAGCAGTCGTCGCGGCGCTTGATGCGGGCGACCGTGACGTTGATCGGCTCGCCGACCTTGGTGTTGGCGATACGAAAATGCTCAGGCGTCCAAGTGATGATCTCGTTGCGGAACCAGCCAAATTTCTCGCCCGCTGTGTAGCCGCCGACGGCAAGCGCGAACGAGGCTGTGACGAGCTGCACGACGGGAGTGAGCTTCGGCAGCTCCATCACTTGTCGGCCTTGCGGTCGAGGCGCTCGAAGATAGCCTTCAGCATATCCTTCAGCTCTTGGATGTCGGCACGATAGTCGTCCTTCGTGACGTACTTGGTGTGAAGGTCTTTCTCGATCAGCTTCATGTCAGCCTGGAGAGAACGAACGCTCTCCCAGACCACCTTGAGCACCCACCCGATCGCGGCCCCGCAGACCCCGACCACGATGTTGTAGAGGTCTTGCGTCATCCGCAGAGATCCTAGGCCCAGGGGAGCGGCGGGGAAACAACGGGGGGGTTGATCTGCGCGGCGATGGCGTTGGCCAGGGCGGCCTCCATCTGCGCGATCTGGTCGGCTCCCAGCGTTGCCTGCACCCAGCTGACCACCTGCTCCTGCGTCAGGCTGGAGTAGGACGTGAAGGGCGAGGCAGGATCATATGTGAGGCCGGCGCTGCCGTAGCCGCTCGCGTGATAGTCGCCGTCCTGGGCGCGGAGACGCCAATGCACGGCGAAGACAACATTGGCCTGGCCGTCCCGCTCGGGGTAGCAGTCCAGGCGTTCAATAGCCCAGGTATAAGCAGGCATGTGATCCATCCTTACCAAGTGGACAGCGCGGTGCGCTTCCAAGTGTTGGTTGCCGTGCACACGTAGATGTAGTCTGCATCCCACGCGATATCGCCAGCGTTTCCGGTAGCTGTGGCCGAAGCAGGCGTCTTGGCGGTGCGAAGCCGCAGGGTGTTGCTGTTGATGTCGAGCATCGCCGTCGGAGCCGACGTGCCAATGCCGACGTTGCCCGCGCTGTCGATCCGCATCGACTCCACACCGCCCTCAGCGAAGGCAATGGTGTCAGCGGCGGGGAAGAAGATGCCGGTGTTGGTGTCGGTGAACTGCGAGAAGGTGGGCGCGGCGGCAGTTCCTGCATCTGCTTGGATCTGGCCCGCGACGTAATTCTTCGTGCTCCCCGACAGATGCAGGCCCCAGGCATTGGTCACGGTCCCAGGTGCGCTGATACTATACTCGCCCCGGTAGAGAAAGCCGTTGGTGGTTACGCCGCCGTCTGAGTTGATGACAGATTGGGTAGCATACGCATTCGTGAGCGTGTTGCCGTCGATCTCGATTTCGTTGAAAGTTCCGAAAGCATTGGTAACACCAGCCGTTGCTGAACTCTCAACCACCGCCTCATTGCGAGAGCCGTAGATGGTGCCGATAGTGCCAGCGCCGCCAGCATAAGCTTGGTTGATCGAGCCATATGCCGTGCTGACAGTGCCCCCAACACCCGGATCTACGTTTGCGCCGTTAAAGGCGCCATACATATCACTGACGGTGCCCGTCGTGTTCTGGGTCCGGCTGACAC